TCAGGCTGCGCCACGGCGAATTACCTCCAGCTCGATGACCCGATCCGGGCCAGGCCCGGTGTCGGTCACGACCCGCAGGCGCAGGCCGCGCTCCAGCAGGATCTCACCCTCGTAGTCGAGCTTCGACAGCTCGATCCCGCGTGTGCCGTCCGGGACGAGGATCTTCATCCTCGCAGTGTCCGCGCCCTGCAGGAACTCCCTGCTGACGGTCGCTTCCGCCGTGGTGGACAGGTAGGCGTGTTCGGTCCATTCCGCTCCGACGAGCGACCCGTTCCACCTGTCGCCGAAGATCTCCGGTCCGCGCATGATGCCGCGTTGGACCAGGACGTCGCGGGTCAGCGCCGACTGAGCCATGACCGCGTCGATGTCCCGTGCCAGGTCTCGGGCGAAGTCGAACGCCCACGAGTCCGGGAGCTGGCCGCTCTCGCGCCTGAGCGCACCGTTGACGCCCCGGTAGCCGGTGCCCTTGTACTGGAACAGCGACGACCTCTGAGACGCGGTCAGCCCGTCGCCGCGCAGGAGGCTGCGCGGGGCCGCGTCGAGCGCCGCATCGCCGGTGGCCGCAGCCGCCGCTCGCGTGCGGTAGACCGCGACCGGGTCAGGCTTCGGGGCGGCCCGGACGACCCGGCGGTTGATGAGGTACCCGTTGCGGCGCAGCAGCCAGACCGCCTCGTCGCGGTTGTCGCCGGCGATGCGGTAAATCTGCTCAGGCGTCAGTCGCGGCGCCTTAGCCGCACTGATCCGCCGACTGCCGGACCTGCGTCGCTCCAGCTCGCTCCCCGCTCGCCGGCGTAGAGCGCCGGTGTCCGGGTCGATTTCGAACCCGCCGAACACGCCTCGAACCGTGGTGCCCTCGCGGGTTGCCCGGATCTTCCGGCCACCGACCGTCGTCGTGTACATGCCGCGGTGGGCGTTCACGACCGCGTTGAGGTCGGCGCCGTCTCGGATAGCCGCCTGGTCCGCCGCGGTGAACCCGGCACGGGTGCGTTCCGCCGGGCTCATCCGGGCGTACAACTCTTCCGGGTCCTGGACCAGGTGTGCCGCCTCGGCGATCTCGCAACCCAGGTGAATGCAGTCACAGCGCGGATGCCGAAGAAACCCGTCGTTCCACCGGTATCGCTTTCCGGCGAGGATCATGCACCGATTGCAGGTCTTGCCGACCGCGACCCGCACATACCCGGTCGCCGATGGGCGGGCCACCAGGGCGGCCTGGTCCGCGACCCGGCCCGCGTCAGCCACCTGCGTACGGACGATCATGTCGAGGTTGGCGTGCCCGGCGGCGAGCGCCCGGGCCACGTCGACCCCATCCTTGATCGCCGATAGAGCGGTGATCGCGGGGTTGGCCAGCAAGGTCGCCAGGCTGCGGCCGTCGCTCGCGACACCAGCGAAGGCGCGGTTGGCGACCTGCGCGTCTGCCGCAGCGTCGAGGCCCTGCGCCTCGAGCACGTCCGTGGTGTAACTGTCGGCATCCTGAGCGGCGCGCAGCTGCGCGCCGGACACCGCCGTCGTCAGCTCCGGAAGCTGGCCAAGCCAGGACCGCAGGATGTCGTCGGGGTCGACCTGACCCCACGCCTGCGCGGCGACCCGAGCGGCCGCCTCAGACAGGCGCTGCCGCTCGGTGTAGTGATCCAGGGCGACGTCACGCGGCCCCGGCACCGACGGGCTCCAACTCCGGCTCCGGGGCTACCGGAGTCGACAGGTCGCGGGCAATCGCGGCGAGCGGGTCGCGCTTCGCTGCCTCCTCGTCCTCGGCCTCCATGCGGCGGATCTGGCCCGGCGTGTAACCGCAGTCCTCGCGGGTCTGCCGCAGGGTGCTGATCTTGGCCTGGTACTTCTTGACCGACGCGTCGGCTACCTGTGCCACGGTCGGGGTTGAGGCGTCGCGCCAGATGGTCTCCAGCCGCGGCGACTCTGCCATGCCGCCACCAATGCGCAGGGCCAGGCCCATCACGCGCCGCCACGCCGCGCCCAGCGATACCTGCTTCCGCTCGACCCGCTTGACCAGCTGCGCCTCCGACGAGCGGATCGCGTCGGCGCTGGCCGGGTTGTCGGTCGTGAAGCTCATGTAGTGCGGTGGCAGCGCGGCCAGCTGGGCACAGATCTGGGCCAGGACACGGATGGTTCCGTGGAACACCTGCAGGTCCGACTCCGGGAACTGGCCTGCGGCGACGTCGTCGGGGTGCTTGTCGGTAGACCAAAGCCGCCCGGCGATCTGCTGCCAGGAGTTCAGCGTGTTGCCGTCCTCGTCCTGGAAGTCCTTCTCGCTCATGCCCCACACCCAGCGGCGCGGCATGCCGTGGAACTCCGCCGAGATCATCATGTCCGTGGCGATCTTGTTCGCGGCGTCCGCGACCGGCAGGATCGACACGAACTCGCTGCGACCCAGATCGTGCATCATCCGGCCCCGGTTGCGCAGCACCTCCACAGGCAGCTGCCCGAGGTTGTGCACGTCGCGCAGCCCTGTGTCCTCCACCCAGTGCCGAGCACGGTAGAAGTAGCGCGTCTCGTTCGGCAGGTACAGCGTGCCCCAGTGCACGCCGTCCTCGTTCTTCCAGCGCTTGAGCCCACTGGTCTGCCTGCGCGTACGCGGGTCCGCCTCCGTGATGCACTGCGTCGGGTGCTCCACTGTGATCAGCGGCCGGTCGTCCTCGTCGGTGCCGACGATGGCGTATGAGCGGCCCAGAGCGACCGTCTCGAGGTGCGCGAGCGGCGCCTGCTCGTCCATGTCGTTGTCGACCCAGACGGCACGCGCATCCTCGTCGGCCTCCCCGTCGCCGTCTGCGAGGCGGAACCCGGTGATGTCCAGGCGGTTCTCGTACGCGTCGGCGATCATCTCCGGCCAGTTGATGACCAGCTGGGTGATCCGACCGCCGAACTCCGCCTCGAGCGCCGGGGCCATGTACTTCAGCGGCTGCTCACCGCAGTAGTAGGCGTCCAGCTTCCGCAGCGCGCGCTGCTGCGCCTGCAGCTTGTGGTCGAGCTTGAGCAGCTGGTCCTCGGGAGACGGCACGGGTGCTCCCTCCCAGGTCAGCGGCGAACGATCATCCGGGACTGCTTCGGGGGTGGCGGCCACTCTTTGGCCGCCGTGACGTCACCAGCGGCCTCGTGGCAGAGGACGCTGGTCACACAGGCGTCGATCTTGCGGCCGTCTTCGGGCTTGGCGAGCACATACCTCGGGTTGTCCTTCGTCCCGCCGGTGCGCGACTCCCTGTGCGTGGCCTCGACGTGCTGCTCGGTGATCTCGCAGCCGTCGTGCGTGAACGTCGAGTCCGACTTGGAGACGTCGGTCTTGAGCCGGTCGGCGGCCGCCTGCATTTGGATCGCGCGCTGCGTGTACCAGCGGATGACGACCTTCTCGCCGTACTCGGCAGCCCAGCCGTCGCACTCGGTCGTCCAGTACGGCGGGTCCACGTACATCCGCACGACCTTGAAGTGGGTCATGAGGTGCTTGACCGCCGCGCGTACCTCAAGGCGCGGCACCTGGCCGCCCCAGTCAGCCGGACTCCAGATCGTCGGCAGGTTCAGCGGCCCGTACGTCGGGGTGAACTGGTAGCCGTCCTGCGTCTCGGCCCGGATCGCGGTCGAGTCATCGACGTCGGAGCCGTCGAACCCGAGCACCACTGGAGTACCAGCAGGCACCACGCGCGGCTGCTTGCGGGCCTTCCACTTCTCGATGTCGCACCACACGCCCGCACCGGCGCGCATCCGGTTGCCGAAGAACCGCTCGGCCTGGGCGAGGTCGCCCTTCTCGATGAGCTCGGCGGCCTCACCCTCGATCGCGTCGAGGTTGATGTGCCGCGACCCGGCGTAGACGGCCTGGTGAATCTTGCGGCGCTCGGCCTTGTTCGCGTAGCTCAGGTGCGCCGGCGGCGGCCGGTGGAACTTGAAGACGTCCGCCGACTTCGTCTGATAGCTCAGCTGTGCCTGGGAACGCTGCGTCGGGTCGAACGCGTTCGTGGTCTCCTGCGCCCGGCCCTGCATGCCGGCCAGGCCACGGCGCTGGGTGTCCGCAACGCTGATCATCTTGTTCTGCGTGGTCCAAATACCGGTCTCGTCCTGCGGCGCGTACGTGATCGGGTTGCCCAGGCGCGACTGGGCGCTGGACGTGACGATGTCGATGCGGTTGAGCTCCGGGTCGTCATCGGTCGTGCCGAGGATCCGGGTGAACTCCTCGCCCACCTTCATCTGGTCAGCGAGCGGCCCCATCTTGATCATTGCCTTGAGCGGGCGGTAGATGTTGTCGGTCTGGTCCTCCGACGTCGCCGTGATCTGGATCAGCGGCGTCGGCCAGCGCATCGCCATCGGCTCGCCCGGCGCGTACTCGTACTCCCACCCGCAGCCGCAGCCATGGTCCGAGCAGGCCCACCCGTCGCCCTTGCCGGCCCACCCGGCGAACAACGCCGGACCGACGGCCTCAACCGCCACCCCAGTCGCCGACCACGGGCCCTTGCCGGTCTTCTGCGGGGCGATGACCAGCGAACGCCGGTTGTGGAACGCCGTGCTCAACAGCGGCTGCTCCGGGATCCACTCCGCGCGCTCCCGCACCCGGTAGTGGTTGAGCGTGCACCACTCCTGCCACGGGTACATCTCGAACGGCGCGCCGCGGCGAAAGCCATCCGGGACCACGCAGTGAGCGCCGACCCAGTCGATCGTGATGAACAGCGTTGGCCAGGCGACGACGAATTCAGGCGCCTCCACCGACGACCTTGAACCGGTCACGCGCCAGCGGGCGCGCCGGGACCGCCGGGGTCTTCTCCGCGCGCTTCGTCGCCACCTGATCCGTAGCGATCTTCCAGCCGTTCTCCCGCATGCCGGCCGGCGTCAGCCCGATCTGGTCAGCGAACCGGTGCAGCGAGTTCTTGTCCGCCGCCGTCGCGTCGCCGGACTCGCAGACCGCCATGGTGCGGACCCAGAGCGCAACGGTCTGCCACCGCCACGGCTCCGTACGCCAGGCCGCAGCCTGCGGGGTGCGCCACGCCCACGCCCACAGCTCCAGCTCCCGGTCATAGCGCGCCTCGGTTGCCTCGTGGTCCAGCTCCTTATGGCGGACCTTGTCGGCGAACCACACGTCGTAGACCAGGACGCGGGGAAGCGGGAACGCCGGCGGCTTGCCGCGGTACCCCTCAGCCGGCAGAGCAGTCAAGGTGATGCCGCGCTTCGCCGACTTCAGGGAGGTCGGATCCGGCTGCGGGCCGGACCGATTACGTGCTCCACCAGATGGCATTTCGATCTCCTCAGCCGCATCGCGCGGCATCGGGCGGCCGTCACATCGCGTGACGATCCAAGGTCAATCCGGAAGCTTGAACCCTTCGCACCGGGCAAACACCTCCCCGGCGGTCCTTTGGCCTGGGGTGGGGGGAGGGTCAACCCTCCAGGTCGAAGATCGACAGTGACTCTGTGTTACATCACTTGTTGCTGATCTTGGTTCAGCGTGTGTTGAATCCGCCTGGTTGTTCGTGCGCCGTGCTCTTCGAGTGGCACGAATGGCACAGGCCTCGACCATGGGCGGGATCGTTGGGGTTAAGCCGTCGCCTGACCAGCTCGCGCCTGTCGAGGGGCCAGTGGTCTGCGTCGGTGGACGGTGCACCGCACGGGGTGGGGTGGGCGTGCCACTCGGCGGTGCACTGGCAGGTGGGGTGTCTGGCCAGTACGCCTGCCCTGAACTCTGTGCGGTGTGCGTGGCCGTAGCCGCGTGCTGCTGCGCTGCCTCGGCGTTGCTCGGCTGCCCGCCTGTGCTGGGGGC